CTGATGAGGATTTATTTCAGTCGGTACTCGATGAACCAACATTTCAACTTGATGTAAACGCGATATTATCTGCGATGACGAAGACCGAAAATAGCACAATCGCGAATATGACCTTACCAAAAATAGCAGCCCGAAGACATGAGGTCTTCACGTCGATGAATCTATCACCTGAGAAATATGCCGAATTTGAGCGTAAATTACATTTGTATCGTGTGATTGAACATCCAGACGAATTGAAACACAATCAACTTATACGATGGATACCACTCCGGTCTCTCGAAACGCGACCGTATGTAACATTAGGTGGCTGTCTTTTCCGTGTTAAATATAATGAAGAAGAAGCACTACATATTGTAACGTTACGAAACGTGAAAAAATTCATCTATAATATTAAATTCGAACTAAATGCCGTATTTCAGCGACTGAGTCAAGAAGAACTCCTCATTTTACGTGCGGTAGAATATGTAGAATCAGAGGATTGAAAATTTACATTATATTCGCAGACGGCGACATGTTTTTGTAAGGTCATTCGTGAGACGAGGCCGCCGCTGTTTATCCACGCTGCGACGTGTCTCTGATTTACATCGAAATCCGTGATGTCGAAGACACCGGTTCTTAAAAATGGAACGCGTACAATATGCGATCTGACGTCCTTCGTCGGTATACGTCTTACTCACATTTTTCACACAACGACATAACTTTTCAGCGAGAATACGATGTGCGCGTTTCTTTACATATTTCGTGGTAAGTATAGACAGCGGTATTTTACGCGTGTCTGGTTGATAATGATGAAGAATTTTTAAGTAATCTCCCCGTGTTAGTTTCATATCTTCATCAATATCATTATCTGTATATTTGGGCATATTTATTATAGTATGATATAATAACTATTCTAAAATTATTGAAATAAAATGTCGGTGCTTCCTTCCAATAAAAAACACAAGGTCGTCGTGTTTGATGTGGATGAAACACTCGGCAACTTTGCCCAATTTTCGATTTTCGCTCATGTATTAGACGACTATTTCAACAGCCCTGAAATCACATATCAATATTTCAACGATTTAGTTGATTTATACCCGGAAATCATACGACCCAATATGGTGCGTATTTTAGATTATATACGCAAAAAGAAAGCAGCAGGCGTGTGTCGTAAAGTGATTATCTATACAAACAATATGGGACCCGATAAATGGGTAACACATATTCGACGTTATTTTGAACATAAACTGAAAGAAATCACACTTGCGTCACAATCGTCAAAGGGCCTGTTCATCGTCCCGCCTTTATTTGACCGTCTCATCGGTGGATACAAACCAGACCAAGTATCTTCTAACGATGGTTATCCACAAAGAACTACGAATGATAAAACGATGAATGACTTGATCTACTGTTCGCGACTACCGGCCGATATTGAAGTATGTTTTTTGGACGATTTATATCATTCTAAAATGACAGATGAACGCGTATATTACATTAAATTACAGCCTTATTATTCGCATATTCCTATGGAAACATTCATTCTCCGATTTCTGAATAGTGCTTTGTTTCGAAATGTATTCGATAAACTGGATGCTCCTTTATCTGTAATGCCGGCTACATCGGCAGTGGTGAAACAAAAGATTATTTCGATTGAACTTCATGATATGTTCGCAAAATATGCGAATAGATTGAATTATGACGGAAAAAATGTTAAAAAAAAGATGAACCCGCGCGAAATCGACGAAATCATAAGTAAATATATACTATATCATCTCCAGCAGTTTTTTCGTGATGGTCCGCCGCCCGCATCGAAAATGCGACGACTATCTTCTTCAAAGACTGCTAAAAAAAAGGGGCATTCAAAACACTCCCCTAACAGTAATGTATTTTATGTTGATAGGGCTAGCGCAGTAAAGAATATGCGAAATAAGACAGTTCGTAATCGTTAGACACAACACACACGTCACGCAAACCAGCTCATCGTTCCATCTGCGCACATAAATATGACACGGTCGCCGGCGGATTCGGCAGCGTTGATTGCTTCAATCGTAGCGATTTTTGATTCAGGTGTGCTGTTTAATTCGTTGAGATAAACAATACCTGGTTCGCGACGGGCGATGATAATCTCTCGTGCTTCTGTCAATCGTTTCTGTGATTTGCGCTCGATTTCAGCATTCGCCCAACGTTGATGACGCACATTCGTAATATGTCTGTCCCAGTTTCCTTGTGCGCCACGCCAGCCACACTGACAACTGACCGGCCGAACAATCTCCAATTCGTGGTGCGTGTCATCAAACAATCGCGTCATGATCACCTGAATTGCGTGATGAAGAACCATCGGACTGGTTTCATAGCCAGCATTCCCTTCTTCTGGTTTGTAATTGATAAGCATATCAAATACTTCCTTTTCCTGGCCTCGATGAACCAAGTTGTAGTTCGAATCTGTGTAAATTGTCGAGTCTTCGCCGCAAAGTTCCATGACAATATCATCCGCGACGTCCATGATTTCATCATAGAGGTCTTCGTCCTCTTCTTCGATCTCATCCAACGTTTTCCAACAGCGTAGAATCGCGCCGGGGCGCATACCCGCCAACGTCGTTCGTTTATGTTTGTGAAGCGAGCCGAGCGCATTCATACCACGTAAATACTCACCTTCTGGTATTTTGTCTTTCACTTCTTCCAGAACGTCCATAAGTGAATCCAGATCCTTTTGTAGTGCTTCGCCGGCTTGTGCGATAATACCACCACTTCCGTTGTATCCATGATTGCCATTAACAGCAACATTCGAGTCGTAATTCCGTTGTTGTCCGTCCATCGTTTTTTGTTATCGTTCGTTTATCTCTTCTTAATTGACAAAAACATTTCAATTTTTGTCAATCGATCTATGTATTCGTATGATACAAAGGTTGAAGAACCTTATCTCCAACAATACCAACAGGCACCATTATTTTTTTACGAAGCTGCTGCTTTGCGTATTCGATCGCTGCCTCAGAAGCAATATGTGTTACTAATATAAATAAGCATGTGGAAATGATGAGACGCCGGTCAAAGTCGCTAAATGTGCTTCCATCGCCGATTATCGCAAACTTCGGATTAGACCAGGATAGGTTATTAAAACGTAGTAACAAAATGACGACAGCAGAATATAATATAATATTACGCAACAAAGGGATATATTCGGGAACTGTATTATATATTCCGAGTAATACAACAGCGTAAATCCCATACAGGAATAACTCGATATATTTGTAATACGCAGTATATTTATTGAATATAGGTGTAATGATGTCGCGGATTTTGAGTATGACCGCAGCGACGAGGTCTTCGGCCGCGGTTTTGATGCTATTCATCGTTCGTTACATTAAGTTGAGAATGTAAATTATGCGGAATCCGTTACATAAAACGACAACAACCGCGCACTAGGATCAAGTACACCCTCACAAAATGGATGTCTCCAATAATAAGGAATGGTAGAACCGCGACCATCGTATATCGTCTCGAATACTCGACGATAATAAAAACTCTCTTTATCATATGGCGGATTGTGTAATGAATAAATGCGATTTTTCGCATTATTATACTCGGAATCGGTGATGACACGATCCGAATATTCTTTAAGCATTTGAACCCATGTGCGGCCATCTGCGGAACTCACACCATCGCTAAATGCCTCCTTGCGTCGCCATAATACGTCATCTGGTAACAAAGGGTGGCCATCGCCATCCTGATATGGTCCTTGAAACGCCTTTCGAAGCAAATACTTTTCGATCCGATTATCATCAAACCGTTTGAATCGCGGAGGAATACGCATCACGTAACTGAGAAACTCTTTATCCGCAAACGGAACACGTGCTTCCAACCCGGCACCGCTGATGCTTTTGTCGGAACGAAGTAGATCAAAAAATCGAACGTCGCGGATCATGCGTTCATTCTCTCGATGAAACTCGGTGTCATTCGGTGCCTTTAAGAATCCACGATATGAACCAAATATTTCATCGGACATGTCGCCGCAGTAGATAACGACATCGTCACTTTGTTGTTGAATGTATTTACTTATTAGATAATTCCCAACCGAAGCACGAATCGTCGTCGTACAGTAACTCTCTGTTTGATATATCGTATCATAAATCGCGTTCAAGAAATCTTGTTCTTTCAAAGCGACTTCGTGATGACATGTTCCCAAATATTCTGCGACCCGACGCGCCCATATCAAATCCACAGATCCTTCAAGTCCAATACTATATGTATTCAATACGGTATCAGGCGACGTACGTTTTAATTCTCTTGCGACGATTGCTGTAACAAGTGAACTATCCAACCCACCAGATAACAAACATCCAACGGGTCTCTCGCTCATCAGACGTTTTATAACCGCTTTTGTAAATAAGTCGCGTATATTGGCGAGAATTTCGACCTCACCGTTCAGCGGCTCAGAAATCGGATACGAGTAATTCACGCATAGCTCTTTCAACTGACATTCGAGTAACGAACAATCATTCGTTCTTTTCAAGATTGGACATGAAGGTCCAATACCGTCGTATGATTTGTATGAAAGATACGCATAATCATAATATGTGCGAAATACGGCGGTTCCGTCCGCACTATCTTCACCGGAATATTCCATATATGTCCCCGCTGGAAACTGAATAACGGTATCACATAACGCATGTAATGACTTCAACTCACTTGAAACGCATAACCCATAATGATCGGGATTCATCGAAACGCACATTAAATCTGAAAACTCGCCGCCGAACACTCCATCATGACGCGAAACACCGATGAAAAGCGAACGCACACCCACCGGATCTCTCGCAACATATGTAACACCATTCTCATAATCATGAAGGACAAAACCGAACACTCCATCCAACCGACGAACCGTTTCATGAATACCAATTTTGCGATACAAGTGAATAATAATTTCGCAATCCGACCCACTTTTGTAGTCATCAATCAGACCAAATTCGTCGATCAACGCACGAAAGTTGTAAATCTCGCCATTACATATCAAGCGACAGTTTTTAAGATGAAATGGTTGGTCGGCTGCGGCGTCCATTCCGTTGATTGAGAGACGATGAAATCCCCATGCGCGAGTATCATCTTTCATAAAAACTGATTTATCAGGACCGCGATGGGATGATAATATGAAATTTTCCTGCATTGTTTTTAATTGAGCGATGGCCATTCGCGCCACAGTCTGAAAATAGAATATTCCGCACATTACACTACGATAAATCCGCAGTAATTTAAACGACGTGTAACCGAGATACATAATTATAACGAGTTGTGTTTATATATCATTTACACGATCGGATGAATGATACATTATCTATATAATATAATAAGTATATAATACAAAGATGGAATTTTATGGAGTTGTAAATGGCGCATATTCGAATCATCATGACCGACTTGGCGAGATTAATTCACGAATATCCGAGAGAAATATTCCTTCGGCGGCATTACGTCCGGCATTCGACGTTCGCCCGATTTCGTCAAAATACGCCACGATGCCGATTTTAGAAACACGACCGACCCCAACCGTTCAAATACAGCCATATCAACATTTTTCGACAGAAACGGTTTTTAATCCCGGAAACGCGCGCGCACCATGGCGTGGCTGGGCAGAACGAGTAAATGTGGAATCATCGCTTCGTAATCAATATTTCGCGCTTCAACGTAATGATCGCGCAGTATATGTTCCAAATTCTGATAGTGATTTATATAATGTCACAGTAATCGCACGCGATATTGAACAACCGAATCCTTATTTGTTTGAGAATGGTGCGACGAATTTTGCTCCGATGAACCCCAACCCTCATAATTTAGGCAAACTCACGTTTGATAATTCGACCCGATTTCAGCTACGAACATTAGATTGCGCTTATGACGGATTTTGCACCGGTGAAGGTGGTCCTGTTATAGAACCCGCTACGAATTATATACCGAAGGAACAGATGGAAAAGAAACAGAAAGAAAAGGAGCAAGCAACGCAGGTCTCGCGTATATCAGAAGGTTTTTCCGGTGGTAGGACGACAACAGCACAACAAAATAATAAATTCGCAACATTTATTCCGAGGGCAACCGCAAGTTCAAATGCGAAAGAGCATTTAACGATGCGGTCTTAATCTGTATTGAATGGCGTAACGTAACGTAGTATAAAAACATCTCGAAAATATATAATATATGGCAACTTATTGTTCTATTATTATTTATAATTCTGTACGAAAATGGCTGACGAAAATCAAACAAGCGGAGACCACGACCGCGACAACGACAACAAATGTTGGAATGACGAATTAAATGAACTTACGTTATCTGTTATGGCGAATCGTTCCAAATATGATAAGTGTAAAAAAACGTTGGCGAATACCGCACAAGATACATTTCGTAAAGAAAAAATGTATTATAAAGAACGAATATTGAATATGACACAGGATTTGTTTCATGAACGATGTGAAAATGACAATATCAACGATGCGCATCAGGCATACATTAAATCATGTATCGAGTATTTAAAATGGAATGATATTACAGATATGGTAAGCGATGATAAACGTAATGAACTTAGAAATGATGATATTATTCAAGCACGAATTGTAGTACAACAAAAGATCCAAACATCGTCGTTGATTGAACAGCTGGAACACAACGCCGATGCTGACGCCGACGCTGACACCGACGTCGATAAAGCGTTGTCCCCGCCCCCATCGCCGCCGACTCATTCACAAACCCAGAACATCATGTCGATTGCGAATAAGATGTGTATTCGAAAAAAAACAATCGATGATTTTATTGTAATGAAGCCGCGAATCGACAACATCGATCACGATAGACTACCTAAGGTCCGCGATTATCAAACTGAAATTACAAAACGAGTCGCCGCTGCCGCTGAGGCCGCTGCCGCTGAGGCCGCCGAAAGATTAACATGATTGTGAAATTATGGATAGGATAGAATGTAAGGTTTGAGGCGTATATCTGTTATCACGATACGCAACAGTATTCGCCTCGGTTGGAGTATAATAATAAGCCCCGGACGGCGTATACCAGTAATTTCGCGAAGGAATCAGCATGAATGCTTTGTAACCGTTGATTGTATCACTCGATGTATCATCATACACAAGATCTTCGATGTCATAGAAGGACGACTCTTCGCCGAATGCCTTCTTTTGAAACTCGTGAGGTTGAATCACGACACCAAGAATGTCATCTTGAATGTAGTAATCATGCTCACCCGATGGAATGATCATCGTCATGATGAAATTGATGATGGTATCATCGATATACGACTTATATTTGGTCTGTATCGTGTCGTGAGGACAGGGGAGCGTAAATTCGGTTCGGGATTCGACCGACTCAGAGACGGCTTCTTGATGTGGCATCTGATTCGAAATGATTGTATAAACGTGATACAATCTGGATTTCGAGTCGTACAAGATGTAAGCCGTTTTGTAATGAACAGTTTGGGCGATGTTATAAATCCCCATTCGGTATATGTATTTTGAAATTGGATTCATCGGATTCAGGCACTTGTGATGCCGATGCGACCCGGACCCGATGGTGGCCGGTTCATCATATGACGCAGCAGACGACGATAATGATGATTTTTCGTCGTCGTCGTCGTCGTCGTCGTCGTGATGGTGGTGGTTGTCGGTATGGTCGCTGTGTTGGAATTCGTTTGCGTTGTTTTCATCATCGTCATAATCATGAGATTGTAACTCCAATAAAGCTTGAACCGCAGCAGCATCATCAGCAGCTTCGTCTTTGAATGCGAGTGCCCTACTCTTTTTCTTTTTTGACGCCGCCGCCGACGCACCATCGTCCTGTGGTTTGTTTCTTGGTGAATATACCTTATATGTCCGGGTATTGGCCTCAATAAACGAATGTGTGACTACTTTCACACGCCGCGGTCTTTTATTTGAATCTGGCGCATCAGCAGATGCAGTAATATATATCTCTTGATTTTCCACAGAATTATTGTATTGTTGCTGCTGCTTCTGAGAACGAGTCTTAACGGGCATGATATTGAACAAACGGAATGAAGTAAAACGATGCTATGCAAATGATTTAATAAAATATAAACGCTTCAATTTTTTATGACATAATAGTATAGGTTTAGTATTTCAAAAGAAAATACGAAATGGAGAACAAGGAAATGATTGGTGGCGGAAGTGACCTCGCCAACCAAGAGAATTTTAAATCAGTAAGTTGTGCGCCGAGAGATCAAACCGACCCAAATATTAACGAAACCAAGGATTTTTCATGTTACTCGGCCAAATCTCTCGAAAAGTTGAAATCACTTTGGAATAAACGCCATCCCGACCAGAAAATCATAGATACAGATCCGCGTGCGATTTGGACCGCTCTCAAAAATAATATGAACAGCGTATGTCATCAGGAAGCGTGTTGGCTGCGCCAGAGTTTCGCATCATCCGGAATGGATAAAGAAATGCTTCATTATACATTTGCGCCACAAGCACCGAAGACATGGAAGAAAGATATTCACGAGTGGCTATCAAGTATCGATATTGCGAATTCTCTCAAACAATATGAACACGCAAATCCGTCGTTTCTATTTATTGG